GCAGACAGTATGCCTAAAGAAAAAAATCTTGACTTCACTGATAAACTTTTAAAATTTGAAAGTAATGATGAATTAGAAGGAACCTTCTTTGCTGCTAAAACTATGTTAAATGGTGAGTCTAGACAAATATACTTCTATGTACAAGGAATAGAATCAGAATATGCTTATGTTAGTTACTGTGGATCAATGGGATTCTTTAAGAAATATATTATAGAGTCAGGAAATACAATTAAAATGGAAAAGAATAAACTAGAATATTCTATAAAAACTGACTTAGTAGAAGATAATAACAAACAATTCATAATAAAAGGATTCAGAATGAAAGTAGTTTCTCTTATCAACAAAGAAGGTAAATTCCTTTTAAGTGGTAGTCACTCTATTAAGTTTATACAATCATTTGATGGTTCTAAAAACAATCCATCTACAAAATCTGTATTAGGTGGAAAAGAAGATGAGATAAACTTTCAGTCTTTCTTTACTTTACAAGAGAAGTTAAAAGATGACAAAGGACAAGAAGTATTCTCAAGATTTAAATTAAAAAATCCATCAAATTCAATAAGAGTCAACGGTGGATTTACAAATATTATTAATGCTAATGACATTAAAAATACGTCAATAATTAAGAAATAATGAGAAACCTAAAATCATATAGAATCTTTTTAGAAGAAGCTGAATTTGATGTTAATATAACAGACCAACCAGATATTAAAATGGCTAAAGAAAAGTTGACAACTCTTAAAAATCAACTTACTGAATATAAAACAAAGAAGCCTCTAATAGACACCGCATATCTAACAATCAAAATAGATGCTGACTTACAAAAGAAAATAGAATCGATTGTTGGTAAAATAGATGCCTTACCAGGTCAGGATAGAAATCCTTTCTTAGTTGAGTATCTACACATTGCTAGTTTAACAAGAAAAGTTAATAATATTCAAAAAGATATTGCGAATGATAAGGTTAAAAAAGATGATTTTAGTGAAGAATTAAAATTATCTAAGGATGACTCTACAAAGCAAGCCGTTACTGGCAAAATAACTGATATAACTAATAGAATATCAACAAATGCTGCTTCTATAGCATCGTTAACCAAAGAAATATCTGATGCCCAATCATCATTAAATAAAAAAATGCTCGATGTAGAGAAGAATATGATGGATAATATAAAGAAAATCTCAAAAGAGAAGTGAAAATAGAAAAAATATCATTTTTTACATTTTATATATACTCTATAACATAAAAAAAAATATTAAAAATATGGCAATTCAAATTGGAAAATACAAAAGACCAGGAATCTTCATAGAAGAGTTTGACAATTCAATCATTACAACTCCAGTGGTTGAGGGTATTACTAATATGGTTATTGGTGTTTCAAAAAAGGGACCAGTAAATACACCTATTAGACTTACTACAGTCAATGACTTAGAGTCTATCTTTGGTCAACTTGATAGAGGATTAGAAAGAAAAGGTTCATTTTTCCACAGAACTATTCAAAAAATGTTGGAATCAGCTCCAGTATTCGCTATCAATCTTTTAAGCACAGATGATACATTAGATACTATTGAGTATAAATCATTATCATCATCATCTGGTTATATTAATGATATCGAAAGAAATGGAGCTTATAGAAGATTCTTCGATACAACAGGTTTCTGGAAAAGAGATACTGAGTCTTTCATTAATTTAACTAAACCAAATGCTGGTTATACTGAAAGAGCTTTTAGTATTACTAACCTTTCTGACAGATTCGTTACTGTATTTGTTGTGAAAAGTGCTAGAACTGGTTTTGATAGAACTTTAATCGAATGGTATGGTTCTCAAGAAAAACTTCCGCCATATGTTAACGCTAACGATTACGCATCTGACTATTTAGTAGATGTTATTGTTGTAGGTGGTGACTGGTCTGACTACCAAAACTTGGCTATTGATAATAGATGGAGTGCTTACTTCAATGCGTCTGGTCTTGTTAAGAGTCAAATTAGAAACTTTGCTAATGATAGAAATGTTACTTTATTAGCTTATTACGAAGGATTGTCCTTAATTCCATATTTTAGAGATGCCAATGGTACTAATATTTTTATTGAAACTACAATTAACAGAGATACAGATAAAACTGGAGTATTCTGTGCTTTCAACTCAGATTTAGTTGAAACAGATTACTACAACGGTCTTTTAGACTTAGTTGGACAAACAGTTGCTGGTGTGAATGAAACTGAAATAGAATTCTTATCTTATAAAGAAACTATCGCTGAATCAATTGAAATCACAGCAGTGCCTTTAGACTTACCTGGTAACGTAACTGCCTTGTTAGGTGGTGTATTTACAGGAAATGGTTATATTAACCAAGATCCTCACGCATTTGGTTTAGTTCCAACTGAAACAGGTGTTATTGATAATGGTGATAACAGAACTGCTTGGTTTGGTGAAGGATTTGTTTATGATGTAACTAAAGATACTTTAACATCATCATCTGCTTCTATCGCATTAACTTACACAGCTACTGCTGACGCTTTCGCTGTAATTGGTGATAAAATGGTTCCAGTAACTGGAAATACATTAACAATTAGTGCTAGTGATTATAGCGCTTCATACGGTACATTATCATTTGTATCAGCTTATGTTTTAGACTCAACAGGTTCATTATCTGTAGTATCTAACACAACTGGTGTTGCTTATGGTTCAACACCTACAAAACCTACAGTATCAGCAAGTGATATCGTATTAGGTTATGTAGAATTTGATATGGCTAATGGTGATATCGCAGCACCAACAGTAACAGTTACTGATGTAAATATTGACACAGTTGGTTTCATAGACTTTAGTTTTGGTACTAGTGCTTCTGATGATTATCACATCGCAACTCAAAGTACTCCAGATTCTGGTGTAATTAAAGTTACATTTGAAAATACAAATACTGTACCTTCTGTAGCAAATTACGCACAATACAGAAGATTCAAATTATTCAATAGATTAGTTGATTTAATTGACTCTGCTAATAAAAATAAAATGACTTTATGTTTAGGACCTAATCATGCGTTTGATAAAGTTAGTTTATCTACTATAACAATTACAAATATTGTTAGCTCATCAACATCTAATAAATCATTTATCTTAAATACTGGTTTAACTGATGCTCAATTAAGTGATATTCTTGATGGTTACTTTGTAATCTACACAGTAGATAATGAATTTTTACTTGGCTCAGATAAAGTATCCACAACTTCAAATGTTTGGTCTATGACTGATGGTGTTGTTGCTAGATACTCTAAATTTTATTCTAATTTTTATGACGGTATTATTAACACAGGAGATTACTTCTATGCTAATAAAGTACCACAAGCTTTAGTAGCCGCACAAGAAACTATGAATGTTATTTTCATAGATGGTGAAATTGCCGCAGGTACTACTTCATCATATGCTGGTTACAACTATGTAATATTTGAAACTACTTCAAATACAAATCCATCATATGCTACATATGACCAATTCATTGTTCCTGATTCAAGTATTAATACTGGATCATTTACAATTACTAATGCTTCTAACCCATCTACTTTAGCTACAAATCTTGGTTACACAAGTACAGTAGGAGCTTACTACTGGGCATATGAAGTAAGTGAAGAAGTTGCTTACGAAGAAGTATTAAATGTAAGTACTATTTATGATTTCTTAAAGAAACATTACTTAAAAATGTACTTAAATAATAACGGAACATTAGAAGTTGATTTCATGGATGAAGGATTTACATCTATTGAAGCAGTTGATACGGTATCTAATAATACATTCTATGTACAATCAGCTAAATCAAACTTCAAACAAACTGTTGAAATTGAAATTCCTACAGGATATGTTCAAGTTCCTAATAAGATTCTTATTACTGGTTCTAGATACACTGAGGTTAAAGTTGGTGACTTCTTAGCCGCTTATGTTGACCCAACAGTTGTATTACAAACTGGTGAAGTTGCTAGAAAACTTACAAGAATTTTAAGTAAAAAACAATATGCTGGTGATACTACATTAGTAGAGGTTACTTGTGATGCTAGAATTGAAAAAACTAACTATAGTGGTGATTATCAAACAACTAGATACACACCTATTGATAACTACGCTACTACTTATAAAGCTATCTCTCTTAAAGGATTTAGAATTAGACAAGCTTCTTTACCTGATGGTACTGAAACTAGACAAAATGCTATACTTAACTTAGTTGCTAAAGGAACTCCTTTATTCAAAGCAATTACTAATAAAGAAGCAATCGACTTCAGATATTTAATTGACTCATTTGGTCTTGGTTTAACTGAAAGATCTAAACAACAATTAGTTGATATCTGTGGAGAAAGATTAGATGCTCTTGGAATCTTGAATATGCCTTCTATGAAATCATTTAAGAACTCATCATCTCCTACTTTCGTAAATGCTGAAGGTGTTTTACAACTTGAGTACGTTGCTAAGGGTGGTGACCCAGAAAGCTCTCCTGCGTTCCTTTATTCATTCGGTGACGGAGCAGGTACTACAGCAGTAGGTTACTTTATGCCTTACTTAACTGTAAATGATAATGGTAGACCAATTGAAGTTCCACCAGCAGCATGGGTAGGAACAACTTATATGAGAAAACATACTTCAAATATAAGTGGAATGACTCCTTGGACAATCGCAGCAGGTGTTACTAATGGTAGAATTACTAATATAGTTTCAACTGAAATGGATTTCACTAATACTGATATCGAGTGGATTAACCAAGCTCAAATGAACCCAATTGTGTTCAAGAGAAACAGAGGAAACGTAATTGAAACTGAAAATACAGGTCAAACACTTTACGACTCAGCTCTTTCATACTTACACGTTAGAGAAGTTCTTATCGAACTTGAAAGAGAATTGTCAAGAATGTTATTAGACTTCCAATGGAAATTTAATACACCTGATATTAGAGCAGAAATTAAACTTAGAGCAGACGTTATCTGTGAAACTTATGTAAGTAAGAATGGTTTATACAACTACTTTAATAAAATGGATGAAGAAAACAACACTAATGAAATCATTGATAACCAAATTGGTGTTCTTGATACATATGTTGAACCGATCAAGGGTATGGGTATTATTGTAAACAATATTACTATCTTGAGAACTGGTGCTATCTCTGCGGGTGGATTCATCAACGGATAATAATTAATAAATTTTATAATAAAAAAGAGAAAAGTGAAAACTTTTCTCTTTTTTTTTGTTATAACCATAAGGTAAATTCATAGGAGTAACTATTCTATGAATATATAAATAAAAAATAACAACATTATATGTCTGAACAAAATAATATGAGTGAAGAAGAATACTTAAAGAAACATATTGGTAATTTAGAATCTTCTAAAAATCAAAACAACTCTGATATTCCATTTGTAGAGCAACCAAAAATTGACAATACAAGAACTACAGATCTTCAATATTTTAACTTTGATATTAAAGAACTTCCATGTGGTACTTTTTACCCAACAGGTACCGTATTTATGGTAAGACCTGCTCAAGTAAAAGAAATTCAATCTTACTCAATGGTTGATGACCAAAACTTTTACGATATCGTTGAAAAAATGAATGACATTCTTCAATCTTGTGTTAGAATTAAATATTCAGATGGTAAGATGGGTTCTTATCTTGATGTGAAAGACCAAGATAGATTATTTTTAATTTTCTTAATTAGAGAATTAACATTTCAACAAGGTAATTCATTAACAGTAACTACAAAATGTGGTTGTGGAGAAGAATTACAATTAGAATTGAAAAGAGACCATTTTTCATTCCACGAAATCGATGAAAAACTTGATAGATACTTTAGTAACTCTACAAGATCTTATCACTTTACAACAGTAAATGGTAAAGAGTTTGAATTAACTCCGCCAAATATTGGTCTTCAAAAAGCTTTTACTGACTATATCTTAAAAGAAAATAATGAAAAAAGAACTCCAAATCTTTCTTTCTTAAAAATTATTCCTTTTATGTTAGCTGGTAGAACTTCTGTTACTTATGAAGGTATCAAATCTAAATTAAAAGAGTTTGAAGAAATTGATGATATTTCTTTCCAATTCTTAAATGCGGCTGTTGGTAAAATGACTTTTGGTATCAAAGAATTGAAGAAAAAATGTTCGTGTGGTGAGGAGGTCCACACAGACATGCAATTTCCCAACGGAGCGTCAGGTATTTTCGTTATTCATGATGCCTTTGAAGCATATATTAAAGAATAAATTATTACTACAAAAGCACTTTCATACACAAGAATATGCTATGGATGAATGGCCCTTTTGGATGTTTGAAGAAAACATTAAGTTGGTTAATGAGATTGTTGAAGAGGAAGATAGCTCTAGAAAGAAACAAGAACAAGATCAGCAAAAAGGAATGCCAAACTTTGATGCTAATTCAATGATGAGAAATGCTTCTAATATGTCAAATAGCATACCGAAATATTAAAATTAAACCCACCAATTGGTGGGTTTTTTGTTTATTAGACATAAAAAAAAACCCATCTTAAAAGATGGGTTTTTAATTTTATTATTTCTATTAGTATCCAGATAAAATTGGAGGATTGATAGTAAAGTTATTATCAATGTACTCATCAATAAAGTAATCATAGATAAAGTCAGCTTGAGATGACTCAATAATGTTGTTTGATGACCAGTCTAAAGCGTAACCAGCTAATTGTTTAATTTGTACGTTTTGGAAAGTAACACGTCTTAAAACAACACCTTTTTTATCGTGTTGGTTAACAATAACAGTTCCAATAATATCACTTTTATAGTGAAGTGAACCATTTTGTGAGTTAAATACTAAATCGTACCAAGCCTTCAAAGCATTCCAAGTCTCCATAGAACCTTGTTGGTTAACGTTAACATTGAACTTGATGTTAAATTCACCAGCGGTTTTAGTTGGAGTTGTCAAGAACTGACGAGTTGAATACTTGAATCTTTGTTCTTTAACACCAACGTCAAATTGTGTTAAGTTCATATCAATATTCAACGCATTTTGAAGAAGTAAAATTGGGTTTCTACCTTGAGCCTGTAAAATAACAGGTAATACAAAGGTAATCTCAAATAAATTAAGATATACTACTTCATCAGGTAGCGTACCAGGACCCCCTGGTGAACCTGTGTTCAAAAGTTGAGTAAAATGTGGTAATGGCATATTTTTTTTAATTATTTTTTATAAATTATATATTTTTATTTGTTCTCTCTTTAGCTCTATTTTAAAATATTATGTTGTAAAAAATGCCATTTCCACTTTTTAATAAATACAATATATGAACTGTAATTATAGATATTGTAATAAAGAGATTATTTGGGGTAGACCAGATAGAAAGTTTTGTAATAAAAACTGTAAATCTAAAGAAAAGGCTATATCAAAAGAATTAAAGGCTCTTAATAGAAGAAGTAAAAAAAGTAAAGATTTTGTTGAAAAGTCAAATATTAAACATGACAATAAATATAATTATGACTTAGTGCTTTATGAAAACTGTAGAAGTAAAGTTAAAATAATATGTCCAGTTCACGAAGAGTTTGAACAAACACCAAATGCTCATTTATATGCTGGTAGTGGATGTGAGAAATGTGCCAGAGAAGCCAGAAGAAAAGAAACAATATCACAATAATTTCATATAAAAAGAAAAGAAATTTTTAATGAAAGTTTTTATTACAACAGATTGGCATTTTGGAGTATATCTTAATAACTTAGATAAGTGGTTAGATATGATGGAAGATTATTTCTATAACTCTTTTATTCCTTACATCAGAGAAAATGCTAAACCAGGTGATATTTTAATACACTGTGGTGACTTATATGACAACAGAACATCTATTCCTATCATTGCTTCATATAAAGCAGAGAAGATACTCCTAGAGTTGTCTGAGATACTTCCACTACATATTATTGTAGGCAATCATGACTTATGGAATAAAGGTTCAAATGATATTAATTCGGTTAGATTATTTAACCACGTTAATAATGTAAATGTTTATACTAATACAACTACTATTGAAGTAGATGGTCAGAAATTAGTCCTAATGCCTTGGGCTGAAAAAAGATTAGATATGATTAAAGAAATCACTAATAACCAAGGTGATTATTTATTTTGTCACTCTGACTTAAATGGTTGCCGCATGCATTTAAATTCAGTAGCACATAGAAATGCTGATAAAATTGATGTTGATGAGTTTAAGAAATACAAACATGTTTTTAGTGGACATATTCACATTCGACAAACAAATGAAAATTTCTCGTTTATAGGCTCTCCATACCAAATGGACAGAAATGATATGGGAGACCAAAAAGGTATCACCATTCTCGACCTAAGTAGTGATAAAATTGATTTTGTACCTAACACATACTCTCCAATATTTAGAAAATTTAGAGTTGCTAATGAAGAAGATATTGACAAATTAGATGAATTAAGAGGAACTAAAGATTATATTGATTTAGCTATCTCAAATAACCTGTTAATTAATAACAGAAAGCTTCGTAGAAAGTTAGAAGTTATGTTGGAGAAAGGTAATTTTGCTTCTGTAGAATATATTGACGATATTACCAAAGAGTTAGTTGATGGTGAAGATGTAAATGAATCATTAGAAGTTGAACTAGACGAGAATGGAATGGAAATATCTGTTCAATTAGAATATGAAGATTATATTAAAGAGTATATCTTGAAACAAAAGTATGATAATGATAAGTTCAAATCAGGAATTGTAAATGAATTTGATGAAGTCATTAAGATATACAATGAAAATTATAAAGTCAAAGCTGACTAAAACAAAAACCCATCTTTAAGATGGGGTTTTTATTAACTTTATTTTCAAATCATTTGTTCCTTTTATCAATCGATGATAAACACCCATTGGTATAAATACTTCTTCATTTATTTCTTTAGGTAGTTCGTTATCAATTTGAATTAGCCAATCTGTTTTACCAATAGATTTTATTACTCTATCTTCTCGATCACGATGCCACACAAATTCACCAGAGTCAATATTTTTATCAAACTCTCTGATAAATACATTATTACCTAATTTAGTTTCTTGAAATGGTAACATATTTTACTTTTTACTTGGAAAAAATAGTTTTATATCCTCCGGTTCCATTTGACCTTTTGGTGATACTTCAGAAACAGGACTTCCAAAGTGATAACTTTTAATTATACGATTATTATCTAAATTAAAATCAACTAAATGATAACCTACAGTAGGTTCTTTTGTAAAATCCCAAGCAAGTATTCTATCTTTACTATCTGGATTTATTTTTGTGAATGTTGGATATGCGTCACCCCAAGTAGCAGGTGTCCAATTATTATCTTTATAAATTAAAACAACCATTTTAC